ATTGTCCTTGGTCAATGATCGGCGGCAAGGCGAATAAACCTTCCCACCAATCGCAACTGCGTAATGGGTATAGAACTCCATAGCGTCTATATCCGTCCGCCACTGTGATTGCTGGCCTAGATCGTAGCAATCGGACGCGACCCCTTCTATAAACCCCAGCCAAAAATCGTCATGGTCATGTTTTCTGAGCGTAGCCACTGAACTTCTAGCCATTTTCTCAAAATTTGGCTTGGTCATTCCCCTTGCCCCAAATTGCGTACGAGCGCGTGTGCGAGCGAAAGCAAGTCGGCTTTCTGTGTGGCGTTAAGCTGTTCAAGGCTGTCAATGAAGTCGTCTCTCGTCATCGTGCCCTGTTCGGCGCACCCCGCGAACTCAGCTAGTACGTACGCGGTTTGTTCAAGGTCATTGGATAGCATACTCGCTACATCGTCGCGTGATAGTGACACATATGTGTTGTAATCAGTCATCACCCTTGCTCCTTTAGGTTGCGGATTTCGTCCAAAACGTATTTCACCGTCTGAAAATTAAGCGGTAAAACGTGTATTTCCCCATCAATCCCAAATGATTGATAAATCTCATTTTCACCCTCAAAATGCGCCTTCATTTTATCTGTGGGCGTTGTTGCAAGCGCGCTTGGGTTGATCGTATGGGGTCTCTGTTGATAAGAATAATACGGTCTGCACCCAACTATAGGGCGATAAAATGCGCTTCGTCACACGGAAAAATGATTCCTCTATTTCCAGATAATCGCCTGTAATCGGAGCCACCTTAAAGCGTGCAGTGGCAATTTTCTCGCTGCCGTTATAGTTCATTAATAGATATGATTTTGATTGCTCACTCATTCCGGCAACTCCCTTTGTTCAGGCAGAAGAATTGGCTTGAAGGCGATTGGTTGATTTGTGATGTGCGAATTTGTGCGGTCATAAAAACAACCGTCACTTCCGCGATATCCGATAATGATTTTTGCCAGCCAGTTGGGGTGGTGAAGAAATAGCTCTTCTTTTTCCGGCGCGTCCTCCATGTTGAAGCACCACCCATTATCTGCCTGATGTTGGGCTAGGATTTCAGCTTCGAAACTAGCAAAAGCTTGGGCGATGTAAGCTACTGCTGCTCCTTTATAGGCGCTGTACCTTACCCCAACAGCCACATCATTAAACAGTTCATCTGCTCTTTTCATATGCCGCTGCTCAACCTTGTTCGTTTGGTCTGTAGTGGTCACAGCCCTTCCCCTTCAGTCCATGTTCCAGTTAACTTGATACAAGCGATGCGTTCTTCCCCTGCAAGAATATCTGCGCTTTCCTTCGTGTTGTATCCAGTTATGCCGCCTTGGTAGACATTGACCCACTGTTCAACCGTGCCAGTCTTAGGCTTTGGCTTTCCTTCGGCCAGTGAGATAATACGAACAGGTGTTTCCAAAGGAAAGTCGTTACTTACCCTGCCTCGCTCGGTGTCTGTTGCTGCATAGATGCGGTCAGATTGTACTGTCGTTACAAACCAACTTTCGCCGTACATCTCAAAAACATCGTCTGGCTTTAAATCACTGATGCGAGGGCGACGCCAGTTATCAGCGTATATTTTTGGATTTTCGACCAGTGGCATGGCTGATGCAACCTTTACGAGCTGGCCATTAGTTTTTCTCGCAATGTACTCGCCAACGTTTATGTTTTTCGCTTTCATTTTTCCTGCACCTTCTCAAAAGCTTCAGCTCTGAGCTTTTCCACGCCAAGGGCTACATCCCAAACGTTTCTTGCTGCGTCATTCGTTTCGAGATGGGAGCCTGTGATGGGTGGGTTGCTAAGCGCTGCTATTGCGTATTGGTGCAGCCTCTCTTCCCGCGCAAAATCGCCCAGTTTTTCCCTATACTCTTCAAGGTCTTTTTCGCTTATCATCGGTACGTCGCCTTTGTTTCTATCAATCCATGCTCTGCCAGATAATGCTCCAGCTCGGCATGGATAAACCTAATTGCCTTTGACCGCTGGCTATCCATCTCCAGTGTTTTAAAGCGCCCGGTTGTTGTGTCCACTGTGCCAAAATGGAATGCATTAACAGCCGTTCCCGATGTCCGGCACAATACCGCGAATGATTTGCCTGTCATTAGGTGACACACCGCTTCAACTTCAAATTCAAAGTTGGCTTTGATTTCTCCGCGCTTATACATCTAAGGATACCTTAATCTTGACAGGCTCACCGTCCCATTTGACAGCGTGGTGCTGTCGATCGACACGAAAGAAACCGTCGATGATCTTAACCGGGTGTGGCACGTACATCTCCTGAGCCTCGATAGGGACAAAAGATGTAAAGTCATGCCCTTTAGTCTCAACGGCTGCTGCCAATTCAACAATCACCGCCTCGCGCTGGCTGATAAAATGGTCAACCCGGAAAAACTGCACTCCAGGACGTGGCGCGCCTCTGCGACAAACAAATATGTCACCCTTCTTTGCGTCCCGGCGCTGTTGTCGGGCGCTGTTCATTGAGGATTTATTCACATCGCTGTCGTACTCGTCTTTGGCTTTGGTTTCTTTGACCAGCCCTTCCATGTACAAATCGCGCAATTCAGGTGAGGCGAACAGCAAATTCAATTTTGCGTTTTTCGTGCGTAATTTTTCCTTACGCAAAACAGGGCCCCCACTCCACATGATCAGCCCAGCCTTCCCGGCGCGCTCATTTGTGTGTGCGACAATTACGGACCTTCCGGTCTCTATCGTCTCTTCTGGTTTAATGCCTGTGATCATCTCTCAATAATCCTTATTTCTTCTTCCAAGTCGCTTTTGCAGGCGTCAAGGGTTTCCGGTGCGACCGCTAGTCCTTCGCATTCGATCAACTGCCTCATGTTCGCAATTTGCCGGGTTAGTGCGTCCTTCAGCTCCGGCGCTTTTGCAACTAGCTGGGCGTTGGCGTTCAAAACATCCTCGCGAACTCTGCCGTCAACGACGTTACGCCACACGGTCGCCACTGGCCGCCAATCATCGGCTGGCCTGATATGGTAATGGGACACCCCGCTACCGTCGATGTTCCCAACGCCCTCTACGCGCCATGGCCCTAGTGAGTGTGTCAAGATACGTCCTCCGCTTCAATTAGACCAGCATGCGCTAAAATCTTGGCCGCACGCGTCAGCATGGCCTTTTGTGGGTCATTGGCTAAGCATCGGTCAATTTCCGCGTCAGTGACGCTCGTTGCCCCGGCATCCGCCATTTTTTCAACAATGACCCCTGACAAGCCGAATGCATTAACGACCATGCGTTGTGGACTGCCTGCGGCCACTAGCAGGGATAAGTAAAACTCTCTCCCATACTCGTCAGGATCGCCGGGCGCTCCCATGCTTGTTTGTCTAAACCGAATAGACTTACCGCGCGCAATCAAATCGTTCTGCTGCTCTGCTGTCAAATCGGACCACCTTGGGTACTCATGTTTGATATTTGAGTAGACACCCGCTGCAAGAATAACATCTTGCGCCTTTTTCCGTGTGATTTTTCCCATGCTTCAATCTCCAGTTTTGATGTATTTCAAAGGGTCGGCCTCCACTAAAAGCAGCTCGCCTTCCGTGTGTCCGTGTCGCGCCGCCTTGGCTCTCACGCCTGCCAAGTTCTCTGGCTTGATGGCGTCGCCCTGCGTCAGCATCACTGCGTATGTGTACAAATGCGTTTCCCAGTGTTTTTCCACAATAGTCTCCTGATAAGGGCGGGGAGGTTCTCGGCTCGCGCCTCCCCTGTTTCGCGATGTGTTGGGTACTGTCAAACCCTGCCGAAATTAGGAATTAAATTCACCATACTTTGGACAGAAGGTTGGTAATTCATAGAAGCACGTTTTCACCCAACGCCCGTCTATTTTCGCGATTAAAGGCGCTTCATCTCCAAAGGTTGGATGCTCATGAAACCGCACACCTGCTACCGTGCCGATATAATCGGGATTACATCGCTCGATGTACTCGCTACCTTTTTCGGTATAGCGCGCGCTGATGATTTCTTGCACTGCTGTTGATGCCATAATCTCACCCAACCCAAACACGTTGGACGCGCGCGCCTGCATATCCCATGGCGTGGGCCATGTTTACCATCGCATGCTGGATCGCCATCTCGCCCATACCGTCCCAGTATCCATCGAACCGAACGCCTGCGTCTGTCATTGCATGAAATACTGAGTGGCTTTCTTTGTGGTATCCGCCACTGTTTGCGCTGGCAACGCCGCGACCATTGATAGACTTTCTGTCGGCTGTAGAGCCGTGAAGGTATGCATAGTACCCACCGCCGCGTGTCACTCGAACTTCGACACTAAGAACAACGTTAACGTCGTCCTGTCTCATTCCCACCGTGTTTGGCATAATGGCTTGCCAAACAGCTTCTGTCTGCCCCTTAGATGCAGGCATATCTTGGTACTTTGGTGTGAAGTCATGTACTCTTGTGTGGCTCTCTGAAGTAGTCATTCTGGCGGTCTCCGATTGAAGTGTTTAACAACTATCACCACAATAATTATACACTGACACCCTGTCAACAGATAAAAACACTTTTTTTGGACTTTTTTAAAAATACCTCAAAATTCCATGGTCCAAAAAGCGGATATAAGGCCACTTTATAGGGCAAAACACCCTATAGAATTTCATGACACCCTAATTGGACCAATAACCTACACCATTTTTGGCAGTTACACGGTTTTTGCATTTTAATATTCAATGATATCAATGAGTTAACAGTCCTATGGTCCAATTAGATGGCATGTCTATGGTCCAAAAAAGGAGCCGAAATTGTCTATGTGCTTATTAGCTGTATAAACACCCCTTATAACCGTTAATTGGACCATGATTTTTAGTGGTGATCAAAAATTAGGCAAAAGTCGTTTACATGGAAACTATGCGCAAAAAATAGGCAGTTACACCTGTGTATATGCACGGTGCTTGCTTTTTAAGCCGATCCATTCTATCTGTGGGCCTAGAGGTGAAGACATGAAGAAAAAATTGCGTTTAATTTCTGATCTGATGTGTACGTTGGCATTCTTTGCCTTTGTGCTTGCTGTAATCGCTCATGATGTCGGATGGCTGGTTGCAAATCCCGTTGTGGTGATCATCGCAATGGCGATCCTAACTGTGGCAATCGTTTTCATGGGTATGCACGATGACCGCGCTTGATGTCGTCGTTAAATGCGCTGTTTGCCAGACATCATCTGAAGATGAAAATGTGATGATCTGCGAAGGTTGCAGCGACTGTCAGGATTGTTGCAATTGTCAAGAGACTGATTGTGATTGTGATGTGTGCTTAGACCGACGGTTATTCGAACAAATGGATGGCGATCATGCAGGAATATGACCTTGAAGACCTTGGAGAGTTCACGGATGATGACACGCCTCTTTGGCAGCAGCACGATTGGTCTGCGCAAGAGGTAATCTTTGTTCAAGAGTTCCTGCGCACTGGTAAGCGCCGTGACGCGTATATCACTGCGTTCAAAGATGATGACAGTGGGTATGACGTGCGCGATCCTGCCAACCGCATGAAAGCTGGCATCAAAGCTAACGCAGTGCTGGCAAAGCCTCATATGCGCTCGTACGTGGCTGAGATGCACAAGAAACTAATTCAGCGCCTGAAGGTCAACCAGACAAACGTGCTGCAAGAGCTGGCTAAGCTCGGATACTCAAACATGACGGACTTTGTTGTCCTCCAGTATGACGGTACGCCGCAGTTTGATGTGTCAGGTTTAACGCGCGATCAATTCGCTGCTGTACAAGAGATGACAATCGACACGTATATCGAAGGTGCTGGTGATGAAGGGCGCGAGGTTCGGTCTGTCAAAGTCAAGCTTGCACCTAAGACGCCTGCGCTTGAAGCGCTTGGCCGTCACCTGAAATTATTCACCGATGTCATCCAAACCAACGAGACCGCAAGCGGTGACATCATTAAGCAACGTAGACGCGCACGCCAACTGCGCGAGAAAGCAAAAAAAGATGGACCCTCTGAAGACTGATATGCAAAAGGCTGGCGATTTGACCGTTGGCTTGATCAAGAAGATGCGACAGGCTGCTGTCATCCGCAAATATGTCAATCATATTGTCGACGGCTGGATTGCTCGCATTCAAGCTGACGTCCTGACTGAGCAGGGCATAACTCCAGCGATTGCCCGGCGCTACCAAGAGAAAGCCACATGCAGCCATGAGATACTCGCGCAAGTCACGCCGCAATACACGGTCAAGACCAGCTAAGACCAAGCCATACGAAGCCAAGGTAACTGCGCGCGCCAGTATCGAGCGCGTGCGTAAGTCCGTTGTGGACCAGCGTAAGTTCATCCGCGACAATCCTTGCGGCTTCATCATCCAAGATTGACGACAATCAAAAGCTGTGCAAATCTTGGCACTGCAAATCAACCAAAAAGGATTGCAACATGAACATCAAACGAATGCTCGGAATGATTTTCTCGGTGGTCTTCGACCTCCTCATGATCCCGCTAAACTATCTGGCGCACTCGGTGTATTATCTCGCACTGAATGCGGCGCGCATGGTGCAGACGGTGCGGTTCACCAACGAAGACGCCGACCGACTGCGTGGTTCGTGGATGTCTAAGGCAGTAAAGCACAACAAGTACAGCTCTGGCTATTTTGCTCCGTCTTAGTGGCAAGCCTAAATCAGATATCATTAGACCTCGGACTTGCGCCGGGGTCTTTTTTTGTGGTTAAGGTGAAGCATGCAGGATTTCGCGAACATATCAGATGAAGAGTTTGAGAAGCTTTTAAACTCTGATGATCCAAACGACCATGACATCGCCCTGTCAATCGACATGGCTGATCTGGCCGAAGACCCGTACGAGTGGGTAATGTACGCATACCCATGGGGACAAGGCGAGCTTGAGAACTTCGACGGCCCTGACGATTGGCAAAAGGGTTTCTTGAACGAGTTGGGGCAGGATATCCGGGCGCGTGGGTTCAATGGATTTGATCCTGTCGAGCCTGTTAGATATTCCACGACATCTGGGCACGGTGTGGGCAAGTCTGCCCTGACTGGTTGGTTGGCTGGCTTCATCATGTCGACAAGGCCAGGATCAAAAGGGATTGTCACCGCAAATACATCGCCACAGCTTGAGACCAAAACTTGGGCTGAGATATCCAAATGGTGCAAGCGAATGATTACTTCGCACTGGTTCCGGGTTACCAGTGGGCGCGGCGCAATGAAGATGGTTCGCACAACTGATCCTGAGAACTGGCGGCTTGATGGTATGGCGTGGCGTGCAAACATGCCTGAAGCGTTTGCTGGCCTGCATGCGAACACGGCAACGCCATTCTACATCTTTGACGAAGCGTCAGGTGTGCCAAGGCCTATCTTTGAGACTGCGAACGGTGGCTTGACCGATGGCGAGCCAATGCAGTTTCTGTTTTCCAACCCAACCAAGGCCAGTGGATATTTTTACGATACACACAATGACCTGAGACACCGCTACAAAGTATTCCAGATTGACAGCCGCACCGCAAAGATGACAAACAAAGAAGAAATTGAGCGCTGGATCGAAGATTATGGCATCGACAGCGCTTATGTGAAGGTGCGTGTACTTGGGGAGTTTCCAGACGTGTCCGACAGGCAATTCATCCCAACCAATATCGTTCGTGAGGCTGCAAGCTCCGAGCGTGAGCCGTTGTTCTTTGCAAACGATCCTGTGATAATTGGCGTTGACGTTGCGCGCTATGGTGAAGATGAAAGCGTAATCTATACCCGGCGCGGTCGAGATGGTCGCACACACGAAATGAAGACCTTCCGTGGCATTGACACCTTCCAGTTATCCCATGAAATTCGCAAGCTGAATGAAACGCTAATGGCTGACGCTATCAACGTAGATGGCGGCGCTATGGGCGCGGGTGTGATTGACAACCTGCGCGGCTGGGGCGTTCCTAATGTAAACGAGGTCGCATTTGGTGGCGGGTCTCCTGATCCTGAATACGCCGATATGGCAACCTATATGTTAGGCGAGGCCCGCGCGTGGTTGAAGCAACAGGGTGTGACGATTGTCGATGATCCGATCTTGCGCCGTCAGTTAACCGCTCGTGAGTACAAGATGGTGGACGGCAAAAATCGAACTGTGGTTAAGGTTGAAAGCAAAGAGGAGCTTAAACAGCACTCTGAAAAGGAAAGCCCAGACCGTGCCGACGCCTTCGCCTTAACATTTGCGGTGCCTGTAAAGGCGCGCAACTTAGAAAAGACCCGCGCCGAGATGGCTGGCGAAAGGCCATCTAATGTGGTAGGGGTCGATTACGAGCGAACATAATGGAGCTTAAAATGTGTTTCTTTAATTCAGGCGGCAGTGCCTCTGATGAACCTCAGCAAACATCAACTCAGCCTAGCCGGGAGCCAACATCCCCGGCGCGAGAGCCTGACCCGTCACCGACTGAGACGCCTGTGGCCGAGACGCCTGCGGCTGAGCCTTCCGCCCCGTCAACGTCTGCTGTTGTCGAGCCAGCACCAACAGTCCGAGGTAAGGCCACCCGTGGCTCCCGCACAGCATCTGGTCGCAATACAGGCGGATCACGCCGCGCTAGCATCAGCAAACGACGCAGGTCAACTGTCCTGACTGGTGATACTGTCCTTGGCAGCTCAGGCAGCAGTGGCGGCAAAACTCTATTAGGAGCCTAACCAATGTGCTTTTTCAATTCAGGTGGGGACGAAGAACCCCCAGCAATCCAAAGCCCGGCGCAATCGGTGGACCCTCAGGTGCAGGCGGCGCGGTCTAACGCCGTCCGACGATCTAGAGCCGCAACTGGCTCTCGGTCAACGATCCTTACGGACGGCAATGACGGAACCAGTCTGAAGAACAAGCGGAAGCTTGCCGGGCGTGGCGCTGACACCAGCACAATTTTGACAACTGGCGAGCAGCCAGATTTCGTATTAGGGGCATAAAATGTTGACTGACGGCCTTACATTCCGCGCGCCATTGCAACTCAAGACTAAGTCCAAAGATGAAATTATCTTGGAAAGACGTAGTGAGCTTGAATATGACCGTCAGGACTTTTTGTCTGAATGGAAAGATATTTCAGATTACATCCAGATCAGGCGCGGAAGATACCTGTCTACAGACCACAGAAAGCCAAGGCGATCTAAGAAGGTTTTGAATGAGGCTGGCACGTTTGCATCCCGCGTACTCGGCGCAGGTATGCTCGCTGGCGTTTCAAGCCCCTCTCGCCCTTGGCTGAAACTGACAACCCCAGACGAGGACTTAAATGAGTACAAAAGCGTCAAAGAGTGGTTGGACCGTGCCCAGAAAAAGCTTTATCAAGTTTTTTCTATGTCTAACTATTACCACACAAAGCAAACCTCTTTTCGTGATATGGGGGATTTTGGTCAAGGCCCTGTAATCATCGACGAAGATTTTAACGATATGATCAATTTGTATCTAGCTTCGCCGGGCGAATATATGCTTAGTGTCGACAACAAAGGCGTTGTAGATACACTTTACCGCGACATGAAGAAGACCACGCTCCAAATAATTCGTCGCTGGGGGCATAACTCGCCATCTGAAGTTATCAGCGCGTATGACAGAGGTGACAATTCCACCCTTTGGGATATTGTTCACGCAGTCGAGCCTAACCGGGCATTTGTCAAGGGCGCGCCCGGGCCGCTGGGGATGGAGATGTCTTCTGTCTACCTTGTGCGCGATGCCGCAAGTGGGCGAAATGGAGACAACGCAATACTGGAGGTTAAGGGGTACAACGAGAACCCCATATCAGCGCCACGCTGGGATGTACAGTCCAATGATGTTTATGGTGATGGCCCCGGTTCACTAGCCTTGCCTGCCGTCAAGTCATTGCAGGTTCTGGAGAAGCGTAAGGGCCAGATGGTCGACAAGATGGCTGTACCTCCAATGCAAGGGCCTGCCGAGATGGAAACGTCCGGGCGTCAAGTCAATCACACGCCGGGCGGCATGACGTTCTACGGTGCAAACTCCCAGTCGGGCGAGCCTGTCCGGCCATTGTATCAGGTCGACCCGCGCGGGTTGCAGGCGGTTCATTCTGAAGAAGACAAGATTGACCGTCGTATCAAGCACGCATATTTCAATGATTTGTTTTTGCAGCTCAGCCAGTCAGACCGACGTGAGATCACAGCGCGAGAGATTGAAGAGCGCCACGAAGAGAAGCTTATCCAACTTGGCCCCGTGCTTGAACGCACGCACTACGAAGGGCTGAACCGGGAAGTCAAACGGACGTTCGGTGTAATGACCCGCCATGAGGTTTTGCCGCCTCCGCCTGAAGAACTGGATGGCGTGCAGTTGAAGGTTGAATATACGTCTATCCTTGCCGTAGCTCAGCGCGCGGTTGGGGTTTCGACGCTTGAGCGGTTCAGCGGGTTTATGGGTAACTTGGCCGGGGGTAACCCAGAAATTCTCGACAAGTGGGATATGGACCAGACAGTTGATGAATACGCTGACAATATTGGCGTTGCCGCATCTGTTGTGCGTAGCGATGATGAAGTTGGGAAGTTGCGTGAAGAGCGCAAGAAAATGCAGCAAGCCCAGCAAAATATGGAGATGGTCCAGCAAGGCGCTGATACTGCGCGTGTATTGTCTGAAGCTGACACTGGACGCCGATCAAATCTTCTGGCAGATATCATAGGCGGCAATGGGAACTTAGCGTAATGACTGACAATGAGCGTGACGAAACCAAGACAGAAGAGACTACTGAAGAGCGCTTGGCGCGCGAAGAGATTGAAGCCAAGCGCAAACGTGTGTCCGAAAGCTGGGATAAGGTGATGAACACACCGGAAGGCCGGGCTGTTGTCTTCGACATTTTAGCAGTGAACCTGCACGCATTCCACGGGACTTACCACTTCCACGACACGCCAGAACAGACCACGGCAAAGGCGGCTGTTCAAACCAAGGGCGCGGAATTACTAGCCTTTGTATCAACCAACTGGGCGAACCTCGCTCGACTGATGAATAAGGAAAATATGCTATGACAATCGACGGCAAAACAATCGGTCAATATCTCGCAATGATGCAACAGCCACTAATGGCTCCAGACGGGTCAGAAAGCGGCAGCGCTCCTGATGCTGGCAGCGACACGCCCACGCCTGAAGCTGGTGAAGGCGGTGATGCTGGCGACCCTGTTGAAGAAGGGAGCCAAGAAAGCGGTCAAGACCAAGAAACTACTA